AGAGAGACAGAGAACATCGCGTTCGCCTATGTCAGATACTTTCTACTATTCACACGAGGTATTGCATGAACTATTGCGTGATGTGTGGACACACGAGGGATGGTCAGATACTCCTGACTTAAGCAATGAGTTTGTTACTCGCTCGACCAAGCCAAGTGAGGGTGGCAATCGCATGGCGTTGCTATCAGATGTTATGGCTGGGCTAGAGAAACTATCAGAAGCAGATAGAGACTTACTTAAGATGCGCTATCACGCAGGTGGTATGGAGTTAGGTGCAATGGCTGAGGCTTACGGCACAACAGAAGAAGCAATGCGTAAGAGAGTTAAGCGTGCATTGACCAAGTTGCAAGACAGACTCGGCGGAGAACAACCAACATGGAACAGACGACCTAAGAAAGGCGATACAGCAGAATGATTATTGGACTAAGTGGATACGCACAATCAGGCAAGGACAGCACGGCAGAATTGTTGTGTCTTAATTACGGCTATCGCCGTATCGCTTTCGCTGACCCTATGCGTGAGGCTTTACTGAGATTAAATCCTAAGTTGGATAGCATTACACACATAGCCCATCGTGTTGAGGACTATGGCTGGGATGTAACCAAGCGTGACCCAGAGGTACGCCGTCTGTTGCAGACACTAGGTACAGATGTTGGGCGCAAGATGTTTGGTGATGACTTCTGGATTAAGATTGCATTGTCAGGTATTAAGTCAGAAGATAAAGTTGTTGTCTCTGATGTGCGCTTTCCTAATGAGGCACAAGCAATCAAGAATCTTGGTGGTACTGTCTGGCGTATCAATCGCCACAACCATAGCGCTGTCAATGGACATCCATCAGAGCATGCAATGGACATGTACATGTTTAATCATGTTATCTATAATGATGGAACTCTTGATGACTTAAGTGATGAAGTATTCATGCTTGCTAAGGAACTTAATCTGACTTAATACATAGAGAAACCCAGCGAGACAGGAGAGAATCGCTGGGCTTTTCTATGCACACAAACTCTCGCTTGTGTGCTAGATAATTCTATTACTTATGCTGTGGGTCTGTCAAACCCCAGCCTATACGCTTACGAATCTTGTGTCGCATTGGTGGTGTAGTGCCACCCCAAACTCCGTACCTTTCATGGGCTAGACCCCACTCTAAACAAGCCATCATGACTGGACACTCGTTGCACATGCGTTCAAACATACGCTCCTCGGCATGAGTAAATAACTCCTGGGCTGGGTAGAAAACCTCAGTGTCAATGCCTCGGCAGACAGCCTTATCCCATAGGGATGGGTTGTACTTAAGCACGAAAACCGTTAGCCCTTTGTTGTATCTATTCTTACTAGCAATCTCGTCAACTACTTGATGAAACTCTGGTCTGTTATTTTTCATGTCTTAATACCAACCCTTGGCAAGGTGATGAGCGTATGCTCGGCAGATGTTGTTGCCAGACTTTCCGTATCTGTGTTCCAGATAGACAAGCCCAGCATCAATCTGCTTCCTGCCATTCCAGGTTGGCTTAAGACCGATGTTCTCCCATGTATTGTCCAGTAACTGTGGAATACCCATGGCACTAGACTGTTTGTTCTTGGCTTTTGGTCGCCAGTTTGACTCGCGTTTCCAGAGTTCATACAAGCAAGACCACTGTTCAAGTTTGTCCTGCTTGGTTAGTTGGTCAATGGCATAGCGTTGGTAATCGTTCTCGTAGTAGGCAATCACTCTGCCATCAGGCTGATGTATTGAGACTGTTGGCTGTGTAACTACCAGCGCTACGGCTAAACCTACGGCAGTAGCAATCCAGATTCGTGCATGAGGGTGGATGCTTTTCATTTGTTTAACTCCTGCTCTCGTATGCTGTCAAGGTATGTATCAATAGCGCGGTTGGCTAGTTCCCTGTGTCTTAATTCACAAGGCGTACAGCGTTCGGTCATGTAGTTCATAGTCTTTGGATTCTCTACTGTAGTACCACAACTTCTGCACTCCATGATTATCATAGCGACACCTTGCTATGTGGTTCTGTGCCATCTAACTTAAGACAGAAATCTTCTACCTTATCAAGCCAGTCAGGTGATGTAATGAATCTGCCTTCCTTGTCCAGCCATGTAGTCTCGAAGCCATCGTGGTCATCCCAATGCAGGATAACTCGCATCTCTACGCCATCAATAGTTAGGTCGAAGTCCTTGTCGTAGGCTGTGACTGACTTACTCATAGCCCCAGTTGTAATTGTGTGGTTCATTTGTTTTCCTCCTCTTGATTAGGTAGAAAGTATGAGGCAAGGCGTAGTCCGTCTAGTTTCCCTTGGTAGTAGTGCCATGTGACATCTGTTTCATCAACTTGTCCCATAACTTTTATGACTGACTGTATTTCTTCTCGGTATTTTTTCTTGAGGTTTTCTATGGGTAGTTCAACTTCTTGTATCGTCATTTCTTTTCTCCTGTCTCAAGCCATGCTGTCTCGGCTGTCCATTTGTCGTTTGTTTTATTTACCTTTGCTTCTGCTTTATCTATTGCATCTTGTTCATCTATTGCAGTAACTACTACTGTTTTAGATGTGGTTAAAACTACATGATACTTTGGCATTACTTTTCTCCTGTCTTAAGTAACTGACCTAGTATTTCTAGGTGGTGTTCCATTATGCCATGCCAGTAATCGAAGTCCTCGTTATTAGTCGTGGCATTTCGTTGTGACCTTGCTCTCTTTATTGTGGTGTGTAACCTTTTAATTTCTTTACTCTGCATCAGGTAGCACCCGTCCCTTGAACTCTGATGTAAGAACTTTAACTGTTGAGTCATCGAACTTAAACTCAGGGTGGTTCCAGTCCCACATGCGCGGGTCGCCGTCATAGGTATCTACCTCAATCGTGAGTAACCATTTGTCTTTCATGTCTTAAGCCACACTCTCTTTAATCGGAGGGGTTGTTTGGCATAGGACTACATGGCTGTGCTTGCATGTGCATTGAGGCGCACGATTAACTGTTCGTCTTGTCGTTACCTCCATTGAGGTATCGCATGAGGTACATACATACCAGTAAGTTGTAAACTCTCTCATGTCTTAAGCCCCAATCTCGTAAGATTCGCAGACCATCATGACAACATCGTCAAGTTTGGCAATCAAGTCTGATAGTTCTTGCTCGGTCAAGTGCTTGGTCATGGCTTTTGTAACTGATGACTTCCATACATTAGCCATTAGATTTCTCCTAATCTTTTTAGTGTTCTATAACTTGGAATCTTTATAGCGCATCGCTGGCACATAATCCCTTGCTCACCTTGCTTTGCCCAATCTTTTGTAGCCATCTGTTTGCATCCTGCACAGGTGATTATGTGTTTTAGCCAGTCACTAGGTATAACTTTCTCTGTCATTTATTTTGCCTCCTCTGTCTTAAGTACTGAGAGCAGTGCCTCAAGGTGGTCAAGTGCCTGTTGCTTGCGCTTGTAGTTTGTACCCAGCATTTCGTTAGCCTTCTTAAGCGTGCTTCCATGACGGGTCATCTTCATACCTGTCTTAAGTTCTAACTTAATCCATGAGACAAGAGACAAGAGGACATACAAGTCCACGCCTGACCCGCTTGCGCTGGTCATCTCTCCGTTCTCATTGAAAGACATGTTGTTAGCGCCGTTGGTTAATGCTTCTAGTGTGTGTTCTGGTAGTGCCATGTTAGTTATCTCCTGTCTTAAGTACGAAACCTTCGTAGTATCCGTCTTTGATGTCGTTCTTCATCCATTGTTCTGCATTGGCTGTCCACTTCTCAACATCCACTGTTCGGCTCACGCCGTTCTGTGTGACTGTGTAGGTGGTGCCTTCTGTTGTGATTGTGTCCCCGTTAGGGTGTGTCCATGTTGCCATTACTTTTCTCCTGTCTTAAGTAGTTAATTTAAAATGGTGTATTGAGGGTTTCGCCACACCAGTTACAACCCAGCACTTCGTATCCGAAAGAGTAATCATTTGACTGACACCCTTCAAGAGGTGTTGGTACATCTAGTGCACACTTAGGGCAAATCATTTCGCCACTTCCTCGTGTGCCATCTGAGTTTGCTATGTAAGCAAAGACTCTGTTTGTTTTTACTTTCATTTGTTTTCTCCTGTCTAGTTGGTAGTTGTATTTAACTCTGGTCACCTATGCGGTGTCAATAGTTTTGCATGTGATGTTGGTCACACTGTGTCTTAAGGCAGAGGATGCCCAGCAGGACACCCGACTTGCTCGACTAAGCATGACTCAGGAATCTCCCAGACTCCTAGTGCAACTGTCCATGCATAAAACGCGCTGAGTATTAAGACATAAATAAAGATTGCTCTGACTTGTTTGCCTCGGCGTGTAAGTTTCATCGCTTGTACTCCTTGGCATGTTGGCATTGGTTGAGTGGGATTAAGCAGTCTCCGCAGATAGTTACTTGAATCCTCTTAAGAAACTCTGAGTAACTTTCTCTGACATAAGACATACAACTTGGTTTGTGTTGGTCATAGACATACGCATCACACACAACGCAGTTGTTGTTTGTGTCGTAAGTCATGATGCCACCGCTGTTAGTTCTGTCTTAATACCTGAAAGTGCTTGAGTTAGAATCTTGATTGTTTTGATGTCTAAGTCTTGCATCTTGTCCCATGAGGAGACATACTCCCCTGACACTCGCCTCATTTCTTCAAGCATGTTCTTGAGTGCAGGTTGGAACTGTTCGCGCTCGAACTTGCGGGCAAGGTGGCGGGAATAGCGGTTGCCTGGGTCGTCATAGCCTTTGCGCTGTCTGCGGTCATCTGTTGTCATCTTGACCGCTTCAATGAATGTGCAACGGATGTGATTAAGGGCTACCCACTTGAGTTCGCCTTTGTGATTCTGTATTAAGACATCACGGGTGCGCCGTGACTTGTCAAAATCTGTCTTAAGTTGTGTCTCGATGATGGTTACTTTGTAGAACTTTAATCTTTCCGCAGTCTTTGCGTAAGATTCATCTACCCAATGCTTGTCTCTCCAGTTGGCAGATTCGTGCATGTAGTAGTTTTTCCCGATGATTAGTTCGGCTCGCTTCATTTGATGCTTCTCCTGTTCTTGGTGGTGCCAGTAAGTGGAGACTTTCTCCGCCTTACCTTGTGCCTCAATGGTGGCATGAACACCGCGCTTTCTCCAAGATTTGAGGCTGTGATTTTCATCACATGTTTTCTTTCTGTCTTAAGTCATACCTCCTCGGTAATCTTTACGATGGTGCAGGCTTGCCCGTTAGCCTCAAGCATGGCTTTAATCTCTGCCATCTTTTGCATGCTCGTGGTCGTGTTCAAGCCTGAGAAACTTCCGCGCTTGCTGTAGATTTCGTATGTGATTTTCATTACGCCACCTCGCTTTCTGTCTTAATACCTGACCAGTTGCCACCTTGTGAATAAAGCCACTCGGTGCCTGTGTATAGGTAAAAATACTCCTCGCCTTGATTGAAGTTTTCAAACCAATCTTTCTCGCCTGTAAAAGTGCGGGCTGGTTCTTGTGGCTGGTAGTGTGCATCCATGTACACACCGCCTTTGGTTTCTTCTAGTGTCTCCATGAGTGAGGAGAATCCGCCTAGGTTGATGAGTGCCTGCGCCTGCTCTTTGCTGTTGTAGTTCTCGACCAAGCCAAGCCCTACACCTGC